ATAAAAAAGTAGCACAAAGGACAAGAGAAATGAAAAATAGGGGGTTTTTAGAACCTAAAAATTTTACAACACCAGTAAACGAAAACTAAAATGGCAAACGTTCTTTTAATATCACGAAACGACATCACACGCTATACGGCTTTAAACGGTAATATAGACGTAGATAAGTTTATACAATTTATTTATATAGCACAACAAATTCACGTTCTAAATTATCTTGGTACGGACTTACTTGAAAAGGTAAAAGCCGACATCGCTGGAAGTAGTTTAACGGGTAATTACCAAACGCTTGTAGAAACCTATGTAAAACCGATGTTAGTGCATTATAGTATGGTTGAATATTTACCATTTAGTGGTGTGACTATTTCAAACAATGGCATCTATAAACATAGTGCTGAAAATAGTACGGTTATAGACCAAGACGAATTAGAAAAGCTTATAGCAGCAGAACGCAAAATAGCTGAACACTATGCAACAAGGTGTGTGGACTATTTATGTAATAATAGTAATTTGTTCCCCGAATACACATCGAACACGGGTTCAGATTTTTCACCGAGTTCTGACGTAAATTTCACTAATTGGTATATATGAAAAAAACACGAATAAGCAAACCAAAGAAAATAAACATATTAAGGTTAAAAAAATACTTAAAACAAAATGGCAGAAAAGAAGATAAGTCAATTAACTGCGAAAGGTAGTAATTTAGAAGAAACCGATTTATTAATTATAAGTAAATCTGATGGAAGTGGTGGTTACGACTCAAAGTATATTACTGGTGCAGAACTTAAAAGTTTAACCGTAAACACACAAACAAATAGCTATACATTTGTATTAACCGATGCTAATAAGCTTGTTGAATTAAACAACGCAGCAACCAAGACTTTTAGTTTACCAGTAAGTTCAGTTGCTAACTTTCCAATAGGCACAAAAATAAAAGTTGCACAACTGGGTGCTGGACAATTAAGAATTGCCGCAGTAGCTGGAACTGGGGCTCAAACAATTAACTCTTGTTGTGGCTCTAAAATTTCAGCGCAATACGGTGTTGCTACTTTATTAAAACGTGCTACGGATGAATGGTATTTATATGGTGATTTAACAACTTAAAAAAATTAAAATGGCAGTAACTAACGGATGGGGACAAGGTGTAGAAAACAACACGATAGAATGGGGAAAAGGAAAAGACAACTCAACCAATGATTGGGGTAAAGTTTATGAAACAAGTGCAAGTGGAGATACTCTTTTAGAAGTTGCAACGCCAAGTTTTTCTAACACTAAATCGCTTGACTTCGATGGCGTAGACGACTTTTTAAAGACAAGTTCTGCTTATACTACTTTAAATGGAGCAACAAATGTAAGTTTTTCAATGTGGCTTAAACCTATTAGTGCTGGTTCTACTTTACGAATGGTTTTCCAAATTGGTCGAGGTGGAGCAGTTAATACTTATGACAGCCAATGTCAATTATTTTTGTATGAGGGGCAAAGAATAGATTTTAGTATTAATATTAGTTCTAAATTTGGTAGAGGTAACATAAGCACTTTAACATATGGCAGTTGGAATCATTTGGTAGTTGCTGTTGATTTAACGCACGGTTCAAACCCAGAATGTCAAATGTTTTTAAATGGTGCAGATGTAACAATAAACGATAATATGGGAGGGATAAATAGCTTTCCAACTGCAACCGATGAATTATATGTAGGAGAAAGTAAAACTGGAAAATTAAACCCATTTAACGGTGGTATAGACGAATTTGCAATATATAACGGTACTACTTTAACACTTGCTCAAGCACAAGCTATTTATAATCAAGGAGGAACAGCTAAACCAGGCGATTTATCATTATTAACGCCATCTCCAACATTATGGTATAGAATGGGCGATAATGATACGTTCCCAACTATAACAGATAATGTAGGAAGCGAAAATGCAACAATGACAAATATGGTTGCCGCTGATATTGTTACAGATGTGCCTTAATAATTAAAAAATGGATAAAAATAATTTAACTTACGCTATAATTAGCATTGACGATTTACCTAAAGTTGACTTTGGGCAAGTAGGCGAAACATCGCAAGATACAATTCGCAAAAGTGTAGATTTAACAAAGTTTGTTTTAAAGTGGGTTGTAGAACCTAATTTTATACACGATGAAACTATCGTGCCTATACAATGTTTAAACCACGAACAAGTTTTAGAATTAATGGCTACGGATGAGTGGACTGAACCAATAGAAGAAGATGCAGAATAGTAGCCATATACGGTTTTTAGGTGCTATTGTATTTATTTGCAGTTTAGCAACTGGTTCGGCTTTAATAGCAGATGGTCAAGAAAGTTTGCCATCTTTTTTTGGTGGCATATTATTAATTAGTTATACATTATTACAATTAGTTGTTGGACTTTATAGAAACGATGAAGGAGAAGATTTTTAATGTAGGTTTTAAAGAATTTTTAAAATCGCCATTTAGCGTAATATTTTTTTTCGCTATAATATTATTATGTTGGTTAGGTAGGTATTTACTTGACTCAAAAGAAACGGAAATAAAAACACAAAAAGAACAATTAAAGGAATGCGACGAAGAAAGAAAACACGACAAACTATTACTTCAAGATTTAGTTTTTGAAAACCAAAGAAAGCATAAGCTTGAAGATAAATTAAATAACGATGGAAAATAAATACATAATTATAGCTGCAATCATAAGTTTATTTGGTACTTTTTTTGAACCAACAGTAAGAAAAGAAATTAAAAAACCTAAACAAAGCCATATAACGCAAGATGCAGAAATATGTATAGATTCACTACGACACGTTAACGATAGTCTAATAGACGCTTTAAGAATAGAAAATAGCGTACTAAAAAACGAAAACACGAAACTAAAAAGAATTCGCAAACATCAATGGCGAAAGTAAAAATGGAAACTGGTCGAACTTGGTTAAATAGATTGATAACCGAATCAAGGTTAGGACATAAACACGAAGCTTATAAAACCGAAGAAGAAGCACTAAACAATAAAGTATATACGTATGAATCTTTAAGTATTACCGAAAAGATAATTTACGACAAATTAAAAGAAAATGGTAAGGAAATACACGGATAAAGAACTATTAGACAAAGTACAAGAAATAAAAAACTTTAAAGGCATACCAAACGAATATTGGTTACTTGGTGTAAGGTCGAAAGAAGACATTACAGACGTTTTTGACGATAAGATATATGTTTATTATGGTAGTATGTTTCACGCATTTTTAAGAGCAACTACAAATCCAGGTAAAGTTTATTTAGAAGGTGGCTTTAAAAAATATAATAAAGAAGGTGTTGCCGTTCTTAAATCCGACTATTGGCACTATGACTGCTGGAAGTTTGGTTTACATCGTGGCAAGATGGAAGCATTAAGACAAGCTAAAGATATGCCTTACTATCGTGATGGAAATTTAAACGGTAAAAGCGAAGAAATAGGAAAGCTTTACACGGGTAAAATTGGTTTAAACTTTCACGGTTCAACTTATCGAAAAGGTGCAGATATAAAACGTGACGAAATTAGTTACTGGAGTGCTGGTTGTCAAGTGGCATCAGACAACCTTGTTTATAGAGAAGTGATAAAACTTTTTAAAGAAGCAAAACAAAGCTATTTTAGCTATTGCTTAATAAATGAATTTTAAAATAAATAATATGTATAATATGAAAAACGCAAAAAAACCGTTAGATATAAATATCGACACGAAGAATTTTGATGTAAAATTTAAAAGAGATAAGAAAAACGGAAAAACTTATCTCGAAATAGACACAGACAAAGTAGATGTAACTTATACTAAAGATGGTAATATATCAATTTTTAAGTTTGATACTGAAAGCGATGTTTTAGACTTCGAAATTAAAAAAGACGAACACGGAACAACGATTGATGTTAAGAGCAAATACAACTTATTAGGTAGGTTTGTAGCTTGGTGTTTAAATGGTAAAGCAAGAAGAGCAAAAAGACGTGCTGAAAGAGCAGCAAAGAAATGATAGAAACCGAAAGAATTACAAGAAACATAATTAAATTTACTTTTGATACTAACAACTTAAAATTAGCCGTTTTAAGCGACTTACATTGGGACAACCCTAAATGTAACCGAGAACTATTAAAAAGTCATTTAGATTATTGCTTAGAACACGATATAAACGTTTTTATAAATGGTGATATGTTTTGTTTAATGCAAGGCAAAGGAGATAGGCGAGGTAATAAGTCAGATGTACGACCAGAACACGCATTTAACAACTATTTTGATAGTATTGTAAATACGGCAGTAGAATGGTTTACACCGTATGCAAGTATTATTAAAGTAATATCTTATGGCAATCACGAAACGGCTATAATTAAGCACCAAGAAACGGATGTTTTACAAAGGTTTGTAGATATATTAAATTACAAATGCAATACAAATGTGCTTACTGGTGGCTATGGTGGTTGGTTATGGTTTTACTATAATCACCAAAATAATAAAAAAAGCTTACGTTTAAAGTATTTTCACGGTAGTGGAGGAGGAGGTGTAGTAACTAAAGGTGCTATTAATTTGACAAGAGCATTAACTAACTACGAAGCCGATATTTTCACAATGGGACATATACACGAAAATAGTGCAAGAACCGATGCTAAAGAAGTATTACATTCAAATGGATATACTTGCGAAGTAAAACATAAGTACATACATTCAATGATAACTGGAACGTATAAAGATGAGTATGTAGATGGTTACGGTGGTTGGCATATTGAACGTGGCGCACCAGCAAAGGTTTTAGGTGGTCGAATATTATCAATAAATATTTCAAGGAAACAAATAAATAAAATAAAAAAGACATTTGCTTTAGTAGATTCTTGTCAGTTTCCAATAATTTAGTATATTTGAACACTTCAAAGTAATTTTTTCAAATAATTGTGATTGGAAGCCGTTAGAAATAGCGGCTTTTTTCTTTGTATAAATACATAGTTTTAAACTTTTTTTAAAGAAAATGTAAATAGTTTGTAACTTTTTAGTTATATTTGTGTATAACAATTAAAAAAACAACACAAAATGAAAAAAGAAGAATTAAAAACATCAGAATTATTATTAATTGTAACATCTTTAAGACAGTTAGAAAATAAAAGAAGAAGAGAGGGTAACGAAGAAGAAGAAGAAGAGATACATCAGCTAAGGCTTAAAATACAAAGAATTATAGAATAACAAACAAATAAAAACAATTATGGAATTAGAAGAAGAAGAAATCAAAACTTGTGACTATTGCAATCACGAAATGTTAGCCGAAGACGGTGCTTTTTGTAGCGAAGATTGTGCAAAAGGTTATTTTAGCGACATCACTTAAATTTACAATTATGAAAAAAATAAATTGGACAGACCATATAGAAAGTCTTAAAAACATCTATAAATATGAGTTTTACTGGAATAGAAAAACACGAACCGAAAAAGGTAATTTCAACACCGAACACTACATAAAATATTTGAACTATTTAAAAGAAGTAAGCAATGAAAAGTAAAGAACAATTTGAAGCAAGTATGGAACTTGTATGCATTATAAGTAAGCTACAAGACTTATCAAGAACTGAAGAAGTTTATTCAAAGTATGGTTTAAGCGAAATGGTAAAAAAAGCATCTTTAGTTAATATCTACAAAGATGGTATAGAAGAAGTTTTAGAACGTTTAAAAGCTATACAAGATAAGTTATGATAAAAGTAGGAAGTGACTTTAGTGGTGTAGGTGCTTTTGACCAAGCACTTTCCAGGTTAGGAATAAAACACGAAACAATATTTGCTTGTGATATGGATAAGTATGCAAGACAAACATACATAGAAAACTATGGCGAACCATCTTATTATCCTACTGACGTTTACGAAAGGAAAATACCACAAGATGCATTAGACTTGTATATGACTTCACCACCTTGTCAAGCTTTTAGTCAAGCAGGTAGTAGACTTGGAAAAGAAGATAAACGTGGAATATTATTTTTTAATAGTCACGAATTTATACAAAAGAACAAACCACGTTTTTTTATATTTGAAAATGTTAGGGGTTTATTATCACACGACAACGGTAAGACTTTTCAAGAATGGCTAAATTTTTTAGGTGGTAAAAGTATCAATGGTTTACCAGTTTTATTTGCAGATGAAAATGCAGTACCTTATCACATCTATTATAAAGTTATAAATTCTAAAAACTTAAATGTTCCACAAAATAGGGAACGTGTTTTTATAGTAGGAATTAAAGACGATAAAGATAATGTTTTCCAATTTCCAAAAGACGAACATTTAACAAAAAAGCTTAAAGACGTATTAGAAAAGGAAGTAGATGAAAAGTATTTTTTAAGTGAAAAAAAAATAAATTATTTAATTAAAAATCAAAATAAACGTGCTTTACCTTTTACTGACATTGAAAAAAAATTAACTGCAAATACTATTTGTTCAGCCTATGCTAAACAAGCAACTGATATTGAATATTTAAAAATTAAAAGTGCTAATAGTAAAGGTTACGAAGAAGCTACTGAAGGCGATAGCATAAACTTTACAAGACTACATAGTAAAACAAGACGTGGTCGTGTAGGAAAACAAATAGCACAATCTTTAGAATGCATTAGTAACCAAGCAACTTTACTTACCTTAAATTTTAACGGTGATATAATAAAAAATAAACCTGAAATTGGACAAGCAAATAGAATTTACAGTAAAGAAGGTGTTTCACCAGCATTAAATTGTGGGTGGACACCATTAACTAAAAAAAAATTAATTAGAAGACTAACACCAAGAGAATGTTTCAGACTAATGGACTTTCCAGAAACGTTTACTTGGTCGTGTTCAGATACTCAAGCTTACAAACAAGCTGGAAATAGTATAGTAGTAAAATGTTTAGAAAAAATTATAGCAAAATTAAAATTATGAACACATACAAAATAACGCATAAAGAACGTGACCACACTTTAACGTGGCGAAAAGTTTATAGCATAATAAAAGCCGAAACAAAAGAAGAAGCAATTATTAAGTTGGATAGACACAAAAGTTTAATTAAAAAAATAGAACTTTTATCAACTGGAGAACCAAACACTTCCACAAAGCAAAATTTGGAAGATGCGTCAAGTGCGTGGTTCGATAAGATACGAAACCAGCAAAACG